AACGAACCAGTGTCAATTAAAAATTACGGAGAAACAAAAATGCAACAATATAAACTAAACGACCAAGTAAGAAACGGATTTTTATCGTACCAACGTGTAGAGGAATTACTTAAGAAAAGCCCTGACCCACTAACCCGCAAGCAAATGTATGAGAGCGCATCTGTTCGTGAGGTTACGCCAAAAGAGCATACCATAGGTGATGTTATAAAAGCATTTAGTAGAGATGGGCTTATCCGCAGGGTGCCATACTACGGTGCAGGGAAAGCACGATTTGCATACGAGTGGGCGAATGACCGTGACAAAGCCCCTGTTGCAGAAATCAAACAATTGACAGCTAAAGAAAACATAGCCAAAACAGTAGATATGGTGAACCACCCACCGCACTATACCAATGGGGGCATTCAGACCATTGACTTCATCAAAGCCAAGCTAACACCTGACGAGTATCGTGGGTTTCTTAAAGGCACATGCATTAAATATGCAAGCCGGCTAGGTAACAAACTCAACACAGACGATGCAGGTAAGCTAGCATGGTACGCAAAGAAACTAGGTGAGGTGTGAGATGCTGTATAACTTACCAATGGCGCCAACACCGCCAGCTACAGGGGTACCGCCGGAAATAGCAGAATACTTACGTAATGCTGGATGGACACAATGGTATATGAATAATTCATATTACTACTCATGCGAAAACTTTCAAGGCTACCTCACATGGGAACAAGCGGTTGCGTATACGTTAGTAATACCTGTAATACAAATAACTAAATAAGGAGAATGGTGATGGTTGATATTGATAAACTAACAGTCGAAGCAGTAGCTAATGAGACAGCACTTGCTGTCAATACGTTTGATGAAGATAGCGAATGGAATGGCTATGCAGAATATGTGTTCTCAATAGACGAGCTTATGGATTTTACTCGTAGATTGTTAGAATTACCTGAAGCGCAGACATGGCGCAAAAACCAAGATTAGGAGGACATCATGAACTATAGAGACAAGTTCCCACGTAGCAGTCAGGAAGCCTTTGGTATGCGTTCATATGCCGAGGACTTTGAGCCTGAGTATAGAGCCAAAAGGATTACTGCTAGTGATGTGGTAATGCTAGTACTAATATGTGTAGGGTTAGGGTGGTTACTATGGACGAAGTAGCTACATTTATTCAGGCACCGAAAGGGCTAAACCCTACTCAAAAGAAACTATATGCTGAGATAGTGTTGGCTGACCGCACTGGGGCTAGCCTAATGAAACAAGGGTATGCTCGGTCAGACATACAGTACAGCATGCAGTTGTTAGTCAAGCTAGGTCTTATATACAAGTATGGGATAGGGATACATACGTTCTATTCAGTAAACAAATCGGACGAGAAACCTAAGCGGTTAAACCCTATCGTGCTACCTGAAGGCGTTCAAAACAATCATGCCCTCGCATTCCGCATGGGGTTCACAGATATTAAACCTGCTAGGGGCAGGGTATTTAAAGGGATTATGTCACATGAACATTAAACTAGAGTTTAACGACGAGGGGGTTATCTATGAGCTTATGGATATCGTCGTGCTTGCACACCTAAAGACTACTAGGGATGTGCTAGGTAAGGAAGTAGCAGTTGATGGTGACGGTAATAAAGAAGTCTACGATGCCCTTGGTGTTTTAATTAATTATTTCGGGAGATAAACGTGAAAACGTGTAAAAAGTGTGGAGAAATTAAAGCACTTGAGTTATTTAATAAATCGGCACGTTATGTAGATGGATATAGTCGTTACTGTAAGATTTGTACCGCAGAATGGTCTAGGCGGTATCGCGAACGACATCCTGATAGATTAAAAGCTAGGTATCAAAACAATAAAGAAGCGTACATAGCAAAAGCTAAAGTTTGGAAAGCTGCAAACCCTGACAAGGTTAAAATTATTGCAGAAAAGTATAGAAATACCGATAAGCATAAAGAGATACGACAAGCTTGGAATAAGGCTAATAAGGAGAAGCTATTAGAAAATAGCAGACGATGGGCTAAAGCTAATCCAGAAAGACGTCGACAGATAGTATACAAATGGAATGATAAAAACAAATTACATGTAACTGAACGGTGTAGGAAGTGGAGGATAGCTAATAAGGAAAAGCGACGAACTCAAAGTATTATTAGGGCCAAAAAAGAAGCTGATTCGTTATCAGACCGATATGTTCGGTATAGTTTATTAGGATTTACAATAGCTGATAATGTACCTAAAGAATTAATAGAAGCAAAACGATTGGAAATGTTAATTAAACGGAGGATTAAAGATGAAAAACGTAACCGCATTACGCAATGAACTAGCAAAAGTATTTGACGATTTACAGTCAGGGGCACTCAAACCTAAAGAAGCAGGTGAGCTTGCCAATGTAGCCGGCAAAATGATTAACAGTGCAAAGGTACAGCTTGAGTACTATGCATTGCGAAAAGAAACACCGACTATCCCCTTCCTAGAAACCTAACATAACTACGCCCTTCGGGGCGTATAGGAACTATGTATGAGTAAAAATCGCAATAACATTACTGGTGACAAGATAATCAGCAAGAAAAATTCAACTGATTACACCGATAACTTTGATGGCATATTCCGTAAACGTAAGGCTGAGATTGACGAGCAGTTAGCCGAAGCCGAAGTTGAGGATTTTAAGGAGAACGACAATGTTCGGAAACAGTAGAAGGATAGATAGTTTAGAAAGAGAAGTAAGCACGTTACGGGAGTACATCGTCAAGCTAACCAATGACGTGAATGTATTTGCCGGTAACAAAAATGTGGAGTTAAAATTAATCGGCGAGCGTATCGCCAAACTTGAGGAGAAGTAAAATGTTTTGGATTATTGTAATTACAGTAGTTTCATTTGGTATTACCCTTGCACTATATATGCATAGCTCAATTGATTGGAAAGACGAACAAAGAAATCTAAGAAATGAAGCAAGCTACAAAGGTACTGCGTATGAAATGTTGCCGTATAAGTTTAATATGAAATTGTTATTGATACCTATCATCGGGGTATTGGTTGGCTTCGGTCTTGGTTCATTTACTATCATTAGTGCAGGTCATCAAGGTGTGCAAGTAACCCTAGGGCAGGTCAACATGGTAACGCTCAATGAAGGCTTTCACTTTATCAACCCAGTATCAACCGTCAATGAAGTCAGTGTGCGTGTCACCAAGGCAGAGCTACAACAAGCTAGTGCCGGTACGAAAGACTTACAGGTAGTGCATACCAACATCGTAGTGAATTATCGCTTAGATGGTAGCAAGGTGGCCCATGTATATAAAGAGTTTGGCTTAGAGCTAGAGGATAAAATCTTAATGCCTGCAGTTAATGAGGCGTTCAAAGCTACTACTGCGCACTACAATTCAGAAGAGCTAGTGACTAAACGTGACGAGGTATCTCATGCCATCCATCAAGCACTGCAGACTAAGGTAGGCAAGTATGGGTTACTGGTATCAGAAATCTCATTGGTAAACTTTGGCTTCTCAGCAGACTACCAAGCGGCAATTGAACGCAAGGTGATTGCAACGCAACAGAAACTAAAAGCAGAGCAAGACTTAAGCCGTATCGTGATTGAAGCAGACCAACGTATCGCTAAAGCAAAGGGTGAAGCCGAGTCTATCCGTATCCAAGCACAAGCAATCCAGTCGCAAGGTGGTAAAGACTACGTTCAGCTACAAGCAATCGGAAAATGGGACGGGAAGCTACCTAACTACATGATGGGTAATGCTGTACCGATGATTAACATTAAAGAATAGAATCCTTGCAAGGTAGTTAGATATAACTTTTATCTACTGACACGCTTAATAGTTAATCAGTAGAAAGTATCTAGCCTGTAGCCCTCAGTGTCAGCTTTTGCTATGACTAGGGTTATGGAGTAGGTATTTTAACAAGGAGAACAAAGATGAAACTCTATGAAGTCCCTAGAAACTCACGCATTAAAGTGATTGATGACGGTGAAGAATATAACTTTAGAAGTATCGACGGTATGTATTCATATTGCACAAACGATAAGGGTGATGTAGTGCACATAGCGGCTTGGACTGAGGTAGACATTATTAAGGAGAACAAAGATGCCATGTAACGGAGATTGCCAACAGGGTAGAACCTGTAATTGTGAGTATAAAGACGCAATAGCTAACCAAATATCTGATGCTATAACCTTATCAGCTACGGCAGGGCAGTTTAAAAATAGAGGAACTAAGATGACTAAACATAAATGGTACAAAGAAATACAGGCTTGGAGTGAAGGTGCTGAGATTGAGGCTAAATTTAATAAATGGGACGGATGGTCTGATTGGGAACTTCAAAAAGGCGGATTTGTTTGGTTTGAAAAAGAAGCTGA